GGACGCTACGTATCGGCGCATAGAGAAAGAGAAGGCAGGCTCATGATGGGCAGGAGGATGGAACCGCAGGAGGTACGGCTGGCAATGCTCCGGGAGCTGTATCTGTCAGGTCACACAATCGGGGAAATCTGCAAGGAGATGGGTTACAAGACACCGGAGACTCCGATCAACTATCTTCGGAACATGGGCATCTACGAGGACTATGGAGGTATCGATGTGCCGAAGGTGCTGGCACTGCGGAGAGCAGGATGGCATATGGCGGATATCAGGTACGAACTCGGTAACAAGTTCACAGCGGAGCAGATCATGGATGCGGTTAACGAATACGATCGGAGGCATAAGCATGGCACAAGCAGCGGAAGTAATTGAGAAGGTCGGCGAGATCCTGATGACTGCGGGGCTGGTTGTCAGTCTGATCGGCATGGTGGTGTTCATGGTCGGCAACACGTTGGGAGGTATCGTATGAAACGGTTAATTGATGCACAGGACGCATTCAATGCGTTGACTGATTATTACCATCACCACACATCCGCCCAGCACTTGGCATTGCAGGAAGCATTGAACAAAGTGCCGACCGTTGACGCAGTGCCGCTTGACGGCAGTTTTCTGAAGATGAGCAATGGCGGTTACGTTATTTATCAGCGAGAATGGTTATATGAACACCTTGAACAGGAGTTCAACATTCTCAGAAGCGCAAGCGGGCAACCGACCGTTGACGCAGAACCACATTGGATCCCGTGCAGTGAACGGTTACCGGAAAACATGGAACCTGTAAATATTACATGGATAAACCGCGACCCCGCACCGTATTACATGCACATAAAAGACAAGCCGTTCACAGCAACGGGCATTTATTACAAAGATAAATGGTATTGGTGGTCATCAACATGCGATGAAATTTTATGCGAGATTGATGAGGTGGCTGGTGGCATAGAAATTGTTGCGTGGATGCCGTTACCGAAACCGTATGAGGTGGAGAAATGAGCGGAAAAGATAAATTAATCAGCGTTGACCACTTGAAGTGGAATGTTGGCGGTATCAAATGTGGCACACTGACTGTGGATTATCTGAATTGGATATTAGACCATGAAGAGCCTGCGGTGGATGCCGTGCCTGTCAGACACGGTAAGTTCATCGGAACAGAGTCTGACGGCTATGCTGATGGGTATCCGGTCTATTACGAATGGAAGTGTAGTGAATGCGGATGCATTTTTGAAGAAGAAGAACCAACGTACAGGTATTGCCCGAACTGCGGTGCGAGGATGGATCAATGACACGATTCAAAGTGGGAGACATAATTGTCAATCCGTGGGTATCAATACTGTTCAACGGCGACATAAATCCAATATATGCGAATGTTTATATCGGTCATGATACGACCATTGATTATTTAGGTAGAACCTCTAAATGGTCGCAGAACGGGAGATGGCACGATAAAGACAAATGGCGAGTGATTGGACATTATGACATTTACGGCGAAATGAAAAAAGCGATTATTCACGCAATCCAATATGACGATGAATCAATCGATAAGTATTTCAAAGCAAGAGCGAGGATGCATAAAGATGATTGACTTCAGCAAATACTTCATAGTCGGAACGAACAGCAATGCACTGCATGACACGATGAACGGCATGGTGGTCGGCGAACTGATACGGTGCAGGAAGTGTGCCTACTTCAGACCAAGGTCTGTATATGGCAATGGATTATGCGACATTCACTGCAACGGTATCGGAGACAGTGCGGTAACAAACGAAAACGACTATTGCGCATGGGCAACACCGAAGGACAAACCATGAGAGAGTATTTTCTTGAAGACGGTTTGCATCCCGAAGGCGGCATCACTATCAAGTGCAAAGATGATAATGACTGTGTGTTCTGCAAACATTGCACCGGTGTTTTTTGGGATTATACAAATCTGATTTACATGATAAACTGCGACCTTGGGTGCGATCCGTGGGAAAGACCGTGTGCATGTTTCGCAGAAGCAGAAAAGGAGACAGAGCATGAGTGAGTACAAAACTTATATGGTACCGATGACCGAAGAAGAAGCGGAACAGAACAAAGGCGCAGAGCTTCTGATTCGCTGTAAAGACTGCAAGTATCAGCCAAACAGCAAGAGACGGTATGCAGACAACGACACGATTGCATTCTATGGTCATTGCCCGTACATGAAGCCGTACGACTTCTGCAGTTTTGCACGACCGAAGGAAACAGAACAATGACATTGATTAGAAATCTGAAAGCATTCGTGTCAACCGCAAAAGAACCGTTTAAAAAGACACGGGCACGGGTGCACTTTACATCTGACAATTACGGAGAAACATTGAGTGTTTCAGCCGAAGGTGTACAGATAACGTTGAAGTACGGCGACCTTGAACGGATGGTTGAACGGGAACGGTCATTCAAATACGGCGATGGTCATATGATTATTGACGAAACTGACAAACCGGATGGTGCAGAAGCATGACAATTGAAACACTGGAACAGTTCAGATGGTTGAAGGCAGAAGTTGACATGATCACTGCACAGATTGAATCACTTTATAATCCGGTTGCGTCTCCGACTGGAAGAACAGACGCAGGGCATGGTTCTGTTCCAGGGAATCCGACAGAAAGAACCGTGATTGATAGAATTGATCCATTACAAGCGATTCTGACGGCGAAACGGGCAGAGATGATGCAACAGTTGTCTGATGTTGAATCGTGGCTTGAAACGGTCTCTGATGCGCACATACGTGCACTAATCCGGTCATACTACATTCTTGGAAAGACATGGAGACAGACAAGCATCAAAGTATATGGATATCCTTGCCCGCAAAGAGCGCATCAGCGTGTGCACCGGTTCTTTGGATCAGATGAAAAAATCTGAATAAATATGTTCTTGTTTAAAATGTTGAAAGCATTTATGTGTTATGAATACGATGACGAATCACGGAACAACCGTGATTCTTTTCTGTTATGAAAGACTTTGCAAAGAGGTTTTACAAATCAAAGGCATGGCAGAGAACAAGAGCACTGGCATGGTCACGTGACAAAGGTCTGTGTGTTGACTGCATGAAGCGTGGTCTGATCACACCGGCAGAGGAAGTGCATCACATAAAAGAACTGACACCGGACAACATTGATGATCCGGCAGTTGCACTGAATCTTGATAACCTGGTGTCACTGTGTCGGGAATGTCACCAGGCACGGCACAACAATCATTCATCAAGGTACAGAGTGCTTCCGAACGGAAATGTGATCGCACGATGACGGATATCCCCCATGATGCGCCGGTTCAGAAGGTGCCACGGAGACCGGGCGGTGGGTCTTCTTTGGCACTTTTCAGACAGAATTGCCGAAAGTGCGACAGGATCAGCGTGATTTGAACAGAAAAATGCGGAGAAAATCGGAGACAGGCAGAGACAGCATGAGCAAATCGGCAGATAACTACATTTACGCCTATTATCAGCAGATCAAAGATGGTTCTGTGACAGTTGGTGCGTGGGTGCGGAAGATTTATGAATACATCATTGCCGGTCTGCAAAATAAGTCATTCTTCTTTGATCAAAAGAAGGCAAACAGCGCAATCAACTGGATCGAAAACCATTGTTTTCACACGGAAGGTGATCTTGCGCCTGGTGCGTTGAAACTGGAACTGTGGCAGAAGGCATTCCTGTCTTGCGGTTTCGGCGTGGTTGATGCAGACGGCAACAGGCAATTTCGTGAATGGGTTCTTGTTATGAGCCGCAAGAACGGGAAAACTTTGCTTGGGGCGGCTGTTCTCCGATACATATGGTGCACGGAAGGTTTCGGTACCAGGTGCTTCATTGTTGCGCCGAAACTTGACCAGGCAGAACTGTCATACAACAGCGTTTGGATCATGACCACACTTGATCCGGAATATCAGCAGAAGTTTGCAGAATCACGTGTACTGGATTCAAGCAGACGCAAAATGAATCCGGATGATCCAACTATGGAGAAGCACAGACAGACTGACCTGTATATTCCTGGCACAAACAGCACCGTCAAAAAGATCGCCATGAATGCGAAACAGTCGGATGGTTTTAATCCATCTGCAACACTTCTTGATGAAGTGGCAACATGGCAAGGTTCTGCAGGTCTGCGACAGTATGAAGTTATGAAAAGCGGAATGGGCGCACGCAAGGAACCCATTCTTTTATCAATCACAACTGCCGGATATGTGAATGATGGCATCTATGATGAACTGATGAAGCGTGCAACACGATTCTTGAACGGTGACAGCAAGGAAAAAAGACTGTTGCCGATGTTGTACATGATCGATGACGTTGACAAGTGGAATGACATCAACGAACTGAAAAAATCGAATCCAAATCTTGGTGTTTCCGTTTCGGTTGATTACCTGCTTGAGGAAATCGCAATTGCGGAAGGATCACTTTCAAAAAAGAATGAATTCCTTGTGAAGTATGCGTGCATTAAACAGAACAGTTCAACGGCATTCCTTGAATCCAAGGACATTGAAAACAGCATTGTTTCCGGTCTGACCTTGGATGACTTTCACGGTTGTTATTGTGTCGGCGGCATTGACCTGTCACGCACAACCGATTTGACTGCGGCATGCATTGCAGTGGAGCGTGGCGGGATCATCTACGTATTCACAAAGTTTTGGATGCCTGGTGAACGCATACTGGACATGACAGAGCGTGATCAGATTCCGTATGACATTTACAGACAGAAGGGATACCTTGCCGCATCCGGTGACAACTTTGTTGATTACAACGATTGCTTCAACTGGTTCCGGCAACTGGTGGAACAGTACGAACTGTTGCCGTTGAAGGTCGGATATGACCGTTACAACGCGCAGTATCTGACAAACGATATGAAGACATACGGATTTCACATGGATGATGTGGTGCAGTCTTTCAATCTTTCCGGCGTGATAGATGAATTCTATGGTTTGCTGAAAGACGGCAAAATCAAGATTGTGGAAAACGATTTGATGAAGATGCACATGTACGATTCTGCCGTGAAGATGGATGCGGAGACAGGCAGAAAAAGACTGGTGAAGGTCGCCGGCAATGTTCACATTGATGGCATGGCGGCACTGCTTGATGCGCTGTGTGTCCGTCAGAAATGGTATGCGGAAATAGGAAAACAGTTACTGAATCAAGGCAGGTGAAAAACATGGGGCTTTTTGATTTTTTGTTTAAGAAAGAAAACACGGAAGTGGCGCGCAACAATGATGGCTACTTTCAGACGTTGACGGCGTACAGACCAAAGTTTTCTACATGGAACGGGAAACTGTACGAATCTGCACTTGTTCGGTCTGCAATCGATGCACGTGCACGGCACATCAGCAAACTGAAAGTGGAGATCATCGGAAGCGCACAACCTAAACTGCAGGCAAGACTGAAGCAGAAACCGAACACATGGATGACCTGGACACAGTTCCTGTATCGCACCAGTACCATACTGGACATGCACAACACTGCGGTGATCGTGCCGGTCTATGATGACTTTATGGATGTGATCGGATACTTCCCAGTGCTTCCGTTAAAGTGTGCCGTTGTTGAATATGAAGGTGAACCGTGGTTGCGTTATGAATTCAACACGCATAAACGTGCGGCAGTTCCGATGTCTGAATGTGCTGTGTTAACTAAATTCCAGTACAGTTCTGATTTCTTTGGTGAACCGAACAATGCACTGAATTCAACAATGAAACTGGAACACATGAACAACCAGGCGATTGAAGAAGCGATGAAGAACGGTGCGCAGTACAGGTTCCTTGCGAAACTGAACAACTTTTCTTCCGTTGCTGATATGAAGAATGAACGGATCAGATTCAGTGAAGCAAATCTGCGGTCTGACAGTGACAACAGCGGAATCCTGTTGTTTCCGAACACATACACTGACATCCGGCAGATTGATCAGAATGCGTATACAGTTCCGGCAGAAGAACTGGATGAAATCAGAACAAATGTTTACAACTATTTCGGCGTGAATGAAGACGTACTGCAGTCAAAAGCATACGGTGATGCATGGTCGGCATTCTATGAATCTGCGGTTGAACCGTTTGCAATTCAGTTCAGTGAAGCCATGACGCATGCTATGTTCAGTGAAAATGAAATATCACGTGGAACGCTTCTGATGCTGACGGCAAACCGTCTGCAGTATATGAGTACATCGGAGAAACTGAACGTATCATCACAGATGGCTGATCGCGGGATTATGAACCGTGACGAGATTCGTGAGATATGGAACCTGCCGCCTTTACCCGATGGGCAGGGGAAGGCATATACGATTCGTGGTGAATACTATCTGATGAATGATGATGGAACATTCACAAGGGAAGGAGTTACAGACAATGGCAATTCGTGACAACAGAGAATACCGGAATCTTGGAACGTTTGAAATGCACAATGAAGATGAAGATTTCATGGTGCATGGTTATGCATCCACATTTGAACCATATATGATGTTTGAAGATGACGGTGTTCAGTACTTTGAAAGAATCGCACCGACAGCGTTTGATGATGCAGACATGTCTGATGTTGTGTTCTTACGTGATCACACAGGCAGAGTGCTTGCACGCACAAAGAACGGTGCACTGAATCTGACCACAGACACACACGGTCTGTTGTCAGTTACAAATCTTGGACTGACACAGGCATCAAAGGAAATGTATGAAGACATCCGCACTGGAAACTATTCGCAGATGTCTTTTTCATTCGTAGTGGCAAAAGGCGGTGAACACTATGAAGAAGAAACACGGAAGGTAACACGTGTAATTGACCGCATTGCAAAACTGTATGATGTTTCAGCGGTGTCTTTTCCTGCGAATCCAGGAACAGACATTGGCGTATCATATCGTGACCTGTTCAACGGAGTGATTGAAAGAAGGGCGGCGGAGAGACTGAAAGCGATTCGGATGCGCAAACTGTTGGAACTGAAGATGAAGTTGTATGAAAGGTGATGACAATGGAAATCAAAGAAATGAAGATGGAAGATATCGAAACACGGATGTCTGAAATCAAAACACTGATGAATGCGGAAGGTGCCGACATCGATGCACTGAACACCGAAGTTGATGCGCTGATTGAACGCAGAAATCAGATCGAAGCAGAAGCCGCAGAAAAGCGGGCACTGCATGAAAAGGTTGCACGCATGGATGCGAAACCTGTTGAAGAAATCAAAGAAGAGGAGACAAACAAAATGATGGATGTTAAAGAGTATCGCAATACACCGGAATACATCAATGCATTTGCAGAGTATGTGAAGACCGGAAATGATGCAGAGTGCAGAGCACTTCTGACTGAGAATGTCGGAACTGGAACAGTAGTAGTTCCGGAATTTGTTGAAAACAAGGTCAATACTGCGTGGGAAAATGACGAAATCATGAACCGTGTCCGCAAGACCTTCATCAAGGGAAATCTGAAGATCAACTTTGAGATTTCCGGAACTGATGCGGTTGTGCATACAGAAGGAAGTGGTGAAGTCGAAGAAGAGGAACTGACACTTGGAATTGTCACTATCATTCCTCGCAACATTAAGAAATGGATTTCGATTTCTGATGAAGTTTATGCCATGGGCGGACAGGCATTCCTTGATTACATCTATGATGAACTCGCATATCGTATCGTCAAGACACTTGCCGGCGGTGTTGTTTCAACCATCATCACTGCGGCAACCGGACCTTCCGGCAGTGCTGTACCGCAGGCTGTGCTTACTGATCCGCTTGCCGCTGACACAATCGTACAGGCAGAAGCACTTCTTTCCGCTGAAGCAACGGATGTTGTTGCAATCATGCATCGTTCCACCTGGGGACAGTTGAAGGCAATTCAGATTGCTTCCGGCAATAACGTTGGTGACGTTTTTGACGGAATGCCGGTGATCTTCTCCGATGCACTGCCGGCATATTCTGCAACTGTTGATGAACCGTATATGATCGTTGGCGACCTTAAAGGGTTCACAGTCAACTTCCCGGAAGGCGATGACATCAAGTACAAGTTTGATGAACATACAGAAATGACATCCGACATGATCCGTGTACTGGGCAAGGTATATGCAGGTCTTGCGGCAACTGCGCCGTACCGGTTCACAGTGGTTTCTAGAACTGAAGGATAATGAAAACGGTCAAGTTGCTGACCACAACACACATTCTTGCAGAAGCGGGAACACATAACGTCACTGACGCAGAGTGTTCCCGCCTTTGCGCACTGGGTGTTGCAGTTCCGTGCGCCGTGATCGAAATTGATGCGGCGAAAGTGGAACAGGTCAAAGAACGGAAGAAAACAACACGAAAGAAGGCAGGCAAATAAACCTGTCTTCTTTCACATTTGCATTGAAGGAGAGTGACCAAAAAATGGATGCGCTACTTGCAAAAATCAAACTTGCCTTGCGAATCAGCACAGATGCGTTTGATTCCGAACTGCGTGATCTTGTGAATGCGTGCCTGGTTGATGTCGGTTTTGCGGGTGTCAGCACTGAAACAATCGGTGACTATCTCACAAATTCGGCGGTGATCATGGCTGTAATCACATACTGCAAGATCAATTTCGGAAAGATTGACGGTGCGGAATATGACCGTCTGAAGAAATCCTATGATGAACAAAAGGCGCAAATGAGCATGGCAACAGGATATACCGTGTGGAGTGTTTCTGATGGATCGTAGTGATGTTTTAACGCTGATCGCAACAACATACCAGGCAGATGAATACGGCGTGCAGAAGGCAACGGAAACACGCAGGAACGTGTTCTGCAACGTGTCCAGTGTTACCCGCACAGAATGGTTTGACGGCGGGCGCAACGGGTTGAATCCGGAACTGCGATTTACGATGTTTTTCTATGACTATGCCGGCGAAGAACTGTGTGAATTCAACGGTGTGCGGTATTCGGTATACAGAACATACCGTGCGCAGGATGACAGCATTGAACTGTACGTTGAACGGAGACAGGGCGATGGATAATGTTATTCAGCCGGCACAGATGCAGACAGAAATTGACAAAATTCTGAAGCAGTTTGGAGAAAACACAACAGAAGTTGTCAACGAATGTGTGCAGACGGTCGCAGAGAAAGCAACAGCGGAATTGAAGACAGCCGGAACGTTTAAAGGTCGGAAATATCGTGGATCATGGACAAATGAAGTGCAGAAAAAACCTGGATACACTGATGCGGTTGTGTTCAATAAACGGAATTACCGGTTGACGCACCTGCTTGAATTCGGACATGCAAAGCAGAACGGCGGGCGCACAAGAGCATTCCCGCATATCGCACCGGTCAATGATAAAGTGGCAGAAATGTTTGAAAAGGAGTTGATGCGAAAAATATGACACAGACAGAACTGTTTGACATGCTTGCATCATCCGGTTTTCCTGTCACCTATTACCAGTGGAAAGTTGGTGCAGTTCCGGCGTTGCCATATGTGGTTTATTTCTACCCTGGCACAGACAACTTCAGTGCCGACAATAACGTATATGTGCAGGTCAACACGCTGTACGTTGAACTGTACACAGAAAACAAGGACTTCAATGCGGAAAGTCAGATTGAATCTGTTCTGCAGAACATTTGCGGTTACTGGAACAAATCTGAAACATACATTGAATCAGAACAGATGTATCAAACACTTTATGAATGTGAGGTAATAATAAATGCCGACTAATAACAATAAAATCAAATACGGAATCAAGGCGTGCTATTATGCACCGGTCACAGCCACAGCGGCAGATGGAACGCTGACATACGGTGAACCGGTTGCACTGCCTGGTGCTGTTTCTATTTCTCTGAGTGCAGAAGGTTCATCGGAACCGTTCTATGCGGATAATGTCGTTTACTGGCAGGGCACTGCGAATAACGGATATTCCGGTGATCTTGAACTGGCACTGATTCCGGATTCCTTCAGAACCGCTGTACTGGGTGAAACCCTTGATGCAAAGGGATTCTATGTTGAACGGTCTGATGATCCGCAGACTGAATTTGCACTGTTGTTTCAGTGCGAAGGCGATGTGAATGCAACACGTCACTGTTTCTATCGTTGCACCGCATCACGTGCAGAGGTAGCCGGACAGACAAAGGAAGATGCAATTTCACCGCAGACAGAGACCATTTCAATCACGGCGATGCCTAGAATCAATGACAGCGTAGTCAAGGCACGTTGCCCGTATGCAGAAGAAGCAACAACACCGTATCAGACATGGTTCACAGCGGTGCAGGAGCCGACAGCGTAATCAATGGAAAAGATCGTTGATATTGACGGCAAAAAGATTGCCTTCAAGGCGACAGCATCAACGGCAAGGAAGTACAGACAGCAGTTCAACCGTGATCTGCTGATTGACATGCAGGAATTGAGCAAGTCAGTCAGTGACGGCGGAACGCTGTCTGCGTCTGCCCTTGAATGCTTTGAAAACATTGCATACACCATGGCAAAACAGGCAGATGATTCGATTCCAGGAACGGCAGATGAATGGCTTGACACATTTGATATGTTCTCAATCTATCAGATACTTCCGCAGATCATTGAACTGTGGGGTGTAAGCACCGAAACACTTGAAACGAATAAAAAAAAATAGCACCGACCAGTCGCAAAATGACAACGGCACTATTTTTGTTAAGATGCACAGAATTAGGTTTGTCCATGTCTGATCTTGATGAACTGGACATTGGCATGGTGTTTGACATGTTCACGGAACGGTCAAACGATGATGTGAAATATCCAAGACTGGCGACACAGGAAGACATGGACAGACTTTGAATGAGGTGACGTATGGCAGGCAATAAAATCAGAGGAATCACAGTAGAAATTGCGGGTGACACATCAAAACTGTCAAAGTCACTGCGTGAAGTTGATTCATCACTGCGTAATACACAGAGCCAGTTGAAGGATGTCAACAAACTGTTAAAACTTGATCCGAAAAATTCTGATCTGTTGCGACAGAAACAGGAACTGTTGAACAAGGCACTGCAGGATTCAAAGGATAAAGTTGACAATCTGAAAAAGGCACAGGATGCACTTGGTGGTCGCACTGAACAGAATGCGGCACAGTATGACGCAATTGAACGTGAAATCATTGCGTGCGAACGTGCGCAGGGAAAGTGGAAAAACGAACTTGATGGAATGAATGCACCGTTGCAGGATTTCAAAGCAACGATGTCCGATGTATCAAAGGCAACAGGTGACTTTTCACAGAAGACAAAAGGTCTTTCAATGGCGGCAGGTGCGGCGGCAGGTGGTCTGCTTGCAAATGCATTTGCGGCATCTGCACAGGCAGATGAATACAACACACTTGCCCGCAACACCGGTCTGACGGTCGAAGAACTGCAGAAGATGAAGTATGCATCTGACTTTGTTGATGTTTCTTTTGATTCAATGACCGGATCAATTGCGAAACTGACTAAGAACATGGCGAACGGATCAGATGCATTTGAAACACTGGGTGTATCGATTCGTGATGATGCGACCGGTGAAATGCGCAATGCAACAGATGTTTGGTATGATTCGCTTGCCGCACTTTCACAGATATCCAACGAAACGGAACGTGATGCACTTTCAATGGAACTGTTCGGAAAATCCGCAATGGATTTATCCGGCATAGTGGATGACGGCGGGCAGGCATTGAAGGATTACGGACAGCAGGCAGAAGATGCCGGATTGATTTTGTCCGGCGATACCATGCAGGCGGCAAACCAACTGAATGATTCCGTTGATAAGTTGAAAGCAACAACCACACAGGCGATGCTTGAAGCCGGTGCTTCACTGGCAACCACACTTGCACCGGCAATTGAAAAGGTTGTGGAATTGGTTTCAAAACTTGCAACCTGGTTTGGCAATCTGTCCGGTCCGGCGCAGGCGGCAATTCTTGCGGTGCTTGGAATCGTTGCGGCAATTTCACCTGTTGCCGGAATCATTTCTGCAATCACTGCGGCGGCGGCGGCGTTGAACATAGCAATGGCACCGTTGACGGGTATCATTATCGCTGTCATTGCGGTTATTGCGGCACTGGTTGCCGCAGGCGTTGCGTTATATCAGAACTGGGATACTGTTGTGGCGTGGGCAGGCACGCTGAAAGATAACGTTGTAAATGCCTTCAACAATCTGAAAGACGGTGCAATAAATGCATTCAATAATCTGAAAGATTCGGTTGCAAGTATCTTTGAAAATATCAAAAACAGCATTTCAGAGAAGATCGAAGCGGCAAAAACAACGGTGTCAAATGTTGTTGAAAAGATCAAAGGCGTGTTCAACTTTTCATGGTCTCTGCCACCTTTAAAACTTCCGCACTTCCATGTTTCCGGTGGTGAACCACCTTGGGGATTAATGGGACAGGGTTCACTGCCTAAGATATCGATTGACTGGTATAAGAAAGCGTATCAGAATGCACTGATGTTCAACAGACCGACTGTGATCAGTACCGGAACCGGATTGATGGGTTTCGGAGATGGAAATGGTGCTGAAACTGTTGTTGGAAATGATCTGCTTGCAAGTATGATCAGACAGAATTCCGGTGCAGATGAACTGATTCGCATTGAAGGTCTGCTTGAAACACTGGTTGCAAATCCGATTGTTCTGCAGGGTGATGCACGGCAGATGTTCAAGGTTGTTCGCAATCAAAACAACAACTTCAGACTGTCAACCGGCAAAAGCGGGTTCAATTATTGAGGTGACACATGGCAGATTTTCAGTTATTCGTGGTCGGTAGTGTTGACTATACCGGCAAAGTGAAACAGACGGAATATGATGTGCACCAGGATGACGTTGTTGAAAACTGGGTTGACGGCAATCATCGCACACGGTCTTCCGTGATCCGCACACGTATTTCCGGATCAGTGAAACTGTTGCTGAAGAAAGCGGAATACAATCAATTCCTTGCGGACATGGAAACCGCAAAAACCGTTGCATCAAACACTTATTCAATCGGCGTGCATCCGAACAACGTTGCAACCGGCACAGGTCTTGTGACTATCAATGCACTGTGCACTGTTTCTGCAGAAGTCGCATATGGAACACAGACATATTCGTATCAACCTGCGGCGATGTATGTGACTGTGAATATTGAGGAATGGTAAGATGCTGAATATACCGGATGAAATCAAGGCACTGTTCAAAAATGGCAGTGCCTTTAAAAATTTTCATGTGCAGTTTCCGAACGGTGAAAACGCTGATCTGAACAATGATGACATTGTTTCTGAATCGGTGTCTTTCACCGAATCAATCTGTTCTGCGCAGGTGTTCCAGTTCGGTTTGTCAGAGCGGTCGCAGATTGAATTTGAATGCGTTGGTGTTCAGAACATTTACGGTATGACAATTGATTGCGCAATTGAAATCTGTTTGGAACTGCTTGAAGATGAAGCGCAGTTTATTGCAGATCATCCGAACACAGGAAACGAAACGTTTCTTGATCCGCAAGTATGCACGTATAACGGTCGGAACATGTACCGTGTGCCGTATGGCAGATTCATCATTGAATCATGTCCACGGTCACAGGGTGCGATGAAGCACCGGAAGGTGACTGCGTACAGCATTGACGGATATGCGAACGCATCAAACGTTGTTTCTACGATTCTCAATGCAAAAGAAACCACACCAACTGCACCACCGGATGGCATATATGCCGGTCTCATGGCACAAAATGCATATTTGCTTTTGGCAGGCGAAACACAGAACGTTGATGGTCTCACGTTGTCAGAATCTTCTGTTACGCTGACCGATGAAATTGATGGAAACTATGATGACATTCAGTGGGAATACAACGGAACGGTGTATTTTCTTCAGATTTTAAGAGGAGATGCAACATACAAGGCATGTTCTGTGAATGACATCAATTCATTGTTCAAGATTGAATACACAATGAACGCAGACGCATTGACTGACATTCAGACGGCAATTGATACGGCGGTTTTGTATGGGTGCGAAGAATCAGCCGCACGGACATTTCTTGAATTGAATTTCATGCCTTTTTTCACGGCAAATTATTCTGCAGGTTCGCCTATTTATAATGCGCTATATAGAACCGTTTTACGTGATAAAGACTGTGGGAAATACTTTTATGGATATGCCGGTGACTGGCGTGAACCAAGCGTGATATTTCCGACCGGCGGACTGCAAGTGATTATCAGCCCGTATCAAGGAAGTGAAATATACAACAAAACAACTGCCATTGCGGCACAAAACATATCTGTCACAAAGTACGAACAGACTGACGCAAGCAAAAACAATGTGCTGATTGGAATCAAAGCAACTGCTGATTCAGATGCGTTTACCGGTGCAAAAACATTCATAGGCGGAGTGAACGCATATGATCTTGCACGTGGTATTGCAGAGGTAACAGGGCAGTTTTTTGCATCCGGCAGGGATGGAACACCGGTGAATGTTACAGTTTCAAAGAATAATCCGATTGCAATGACACCGGCGGAATATTCTGAACTGTGGTGGGATGAATATGAAGTTGATCCAGTCGGAACAGTTCGTTACACCTTCAACGATTATGTGAACGGCACAACAAACGAAACTGAATTGACTGTTGGAACAGGCACGTCAGTTTATTCAATGTCTAACAATTACTATCTGCAAAACTTGGTGCTGACAGAAGATGACTACTACACAACAACCGTTGCAGACTTTGTGCAGAATCTTCTTAACACTATATTTGTTCCGAAACTGGCAGAGATATCATTTGTGCCGGTCACACTAGATGCAATCGGTCTGCCTTACCTGGAAGCGGGTGACTATCTTGAAATCGATGATGCTGACGGCGGCACTGTCGGCACATACATCCTGTCAAGAACTATCAGTGGCATCCAGGTGCTGACTGACAGCATTGAATCAAAAGGTGGTGAAGTGTTAGGAAATGGCAGTTAGAATGCGTTATGGTTCCGGCGACACGGCAAACAGAACGGAAGCCGGCGGTGAAACACCTGCACCTGGCGCACCTACTGCGGCAGGCACTTTTGAATTAGGCACAACAAGAGCAACGGTCAATATTGGATTCAGACCGAAGTATTTGTGCGTGTGGGCGGCGGCAAACCAACTTGCAATCAACACATACAATGCGGATGTGAGTGAAACACAGGCACGGTATAGTGGCGGCTCTACGAATTCAACACGTTTCACAATCGGAAGCAACACAGACAATTATCACCTGTACGCAATCACAGATACTGGTTTTCAGATCAACCGGCGTGCGGCGAATGTCACAAGTGATGCATATTATTTCGCAATCGGATACGCACCAGGTGAATAAAGGAGAATGCAATCATGACACCGTTTGAATGGAGAACAATGACAATCGGCAAATCATATGATTCAGACGGGTTTCCGCAGAGTAATCCGTTTCAGTGTTGGGATTATTTTGATGCATTCATCCGGTACTTCAAATTGAATCTGAAAACATACTGTGCATTGACCGGATATGTGTGTGATCTGTGGCGATTGAAGGATAAATACGGATACAGCAAATATTTTGACTTCATCACTGATCCGGCGCAGTTGCGTGATGGTGACTGGGTTCTGTTTGACCGTGGAAGCAAGTCACACAGTCAAAGTCATGTGTGTATGTATTTCGCACCTAATATTGAATTAGGACAAAACCAGGGATCACCATACGTCACGGAAAAAAGCACATCATTTGCTGATATGATGGGCGCATTCCGTTTCAAAGGGTGGTCGGAGATCAGCACCGGCGCATCCGACATCATCATCAATGGTCATTCTTATTCGCTGTACAGACAGAAGGCAGGGCAGAAGGCAGTTGTACTGTCTGCCGGTCTTAATCAACTGGCAAAAATAAAAGACCTTGATGCGGATGTCAAAGTGATGGCAAAGATCACCGGCGCAAATTACTTTCAGATGAAGCGTGACCAGGCTGATCCGTATGGAACCACATATGGTGATTTGTCGGCACCGTTGAATGATGTGTGGCGGATGTTGCCGAATCAGAACAACACACTGTACTTTGATCTGACCACTGGCGCATACGGCGATTGCACCGGCATCCACATTGATCCGGTGCACGATGTGTATTCACCTGGTTGCGTGTTTCCGGCATCCGGCAACTACCAGTACGGCACATTCATCGGAATCAACTGCGTCAACATAGTCAGTCGGTATTCATTCACGATCAGATTTGTTGACGGATCACACGCTGTCGGAATCGCAAATGAAGACCTGTCACCGAAACAGATTGCAAATGACTTCCGGCAGTTTGCCATTGAATCAATCGCATTCCTTGACGGCGGCGATTCTGCGCAGATGGGCAGAGTGAACAACGGCGCATTTGAATATGTCCGTGACACCGGCAGAGCATGCCCGTCAGCGGTTGCGATAGTGGAACCGTTGCAGAAACCGTCTGACACGCACGGAAACACGCCTACAGAAGGCGAAACACAGAAAGAAGAGGAACAGACCATGAACAACGAAACAACCAACAGTGAGCCGGTAAAGGATGAAACGTGGTCTGATCCGGAACCGGTCACAAATGACCACATTATTCTGCAACGTATCGCATCATTGATGTCCGTCAAATCAATCATCACGATCTTTCTGACAGTGGTATTCGGCATGCTTGTGCTGAAGGGCGCAGAACTGCCGGATAAATTCGTGAGCATTTACACCATGTGTATCAGTTTTTTCTTTGGGTACCAGTTCAAGAAAGCGGAAAGCGGTGACGGGAAATGAATGATCAGATCACATTTGTCACACTGGTCGGTGTTCTGCTTTTGATTGGGCAGGTTGCATCACTTTACAACAGCATTGTCACGGCAAAGAAAAATGCATCAGAACCGTTGAATGAAATCAGACGTGCGGTAAGTGCGCACACAGAAGAAATCAAGGAAATCAAACGTGATATGACTGACGTGAAGCGTGATCTTAACAATGCATATGACAAGATCAGAGAAAACAAAGAAGAAACAGAACGCACGGCAAAGGCGCAGAATGCCGCACTGGTTCAGATTCTGCTTCTGCTGAAAGAACCGAACAACCGCAACGATCAGAAGATTGATGAAACCATCAAACAGTTAACGAGTATCTAAACCCCTGCCCGCTGTATGTCCTCCTTCTATGAAACAGGGTGCGTGGTTCCTTGGGCAAGAATTGCGCACCAGGCAAACAAAAACCGGTCTTCATGACCGGTCTTTTTTTATGGATAACGAACCGCAATCATGATCAGAATCTGACCATCATCTGTTATGTGTTCGTCTACTTCCGCAAAGGCAGGGGTGGATGTGCTTTTGACGAAATCAAGCACGGTTTCATGTGAAACTGGTTCATTTCCGGTTTCGGAATAGTTGATGTGGATCACCAAACGTTGCCCGCCTTCATCATCAAACAGGAAGATTCGATTGATGCACGTGTCAATCAGCATCCGCTGTGCTTCTGTATCTGTCTTTTCTGCGTGTTTCAGAGCCGTCAGAAACGCAATAACTTGTTCCCTAGTGAATTGTGGCAGTGCAATCGTTTCTTCCTGTATACGCTGTTCTAGACGGCATTTCTGCTGTTCCAGTTCTTGCAGTCGGCTGTTGGTTGTGTCCGACCATATGCCGTCTTCAATCGCAGTCAGTATGTTTTCCAGTTTCTTCTGAACAAGTTTCAATGAATTCTTCAGAACCGCAAGTGATCCGTTTTCATGGTCGGTCTCCTGGAAGCGCATGACAGCATCCGCAAGTTTTCCGATGATTTCATCAGTCAGAATCTGTTCATTCAATATTTTGATCACTTCATGTTCAACCCAGTCTTTTGGTACACGCTTCTTTGTGCATCCGTTTTTTGTGTATGTTCTTGTTCCGGCACAGATGTAATACCGGTAAGTTTCGCCGGTTTTGCTTCTTGCCGATTCTCCAAGCATCTGTTTGCCGCAGTGACCGCAGAACAGTTTGCCGGTCAGAATATACGGCACCTGGTCTTCTGTGCTGATCCGAATCTTGGTGAATGATCTGCGTTTCAGTTCTTTCTGCACACGATCAAACAGATCACGGTCAACAATTTCCGGAATTCCGTGCGGATCAACGATGTCTTTGTATCTGTACATGCCGGTGTACTTCTCATTGCGCAAGATGTTCCGCAGGGAATTCTTGTTGAATTCCTTGCCTTGTGCAGTCTTGATTCCGTCTTTGTTCAAGTCTGCAACAATCTTCATGTACGGTTTGCCGTTTGCGTATTCGCTGAAGATGCGTTGAACAACCGGCGCAGTGACCGGATTGATTGCATATCTTCCATCTGATCCTTTTTCGTATCCGTAGGTTGGTTGTGACAACATTTTCCGTTCAAGTGCAGAATCATACAAACCACGTTTCACATTTTCGGCAAGATTTGCACTGTAATATTCCGCAAGAGATTCCATCAGACCTTCCAATATGATTCCTTCAGGTGAATCACTGATGTTTTCCATTGCGCTGTAAATCTTCACACCATTCTTCTTCAGAATGTTCCGGTACATTGCACTGTCATATCTGTTGCGGGCAAATCGATCCAGTTTCCACACAATGACTGCCTGGAACGTGTGCCGGTCACTGTCTTTGATCATCTGTTGGAAGGCAGGTCGCTTGTCACTGGTTCCGGTCAATGCGCTGTCAGTGTATTCGTGGATCACGGTCATACCGCACCTGGTTGCATACTGGCGGCATTCTCTTAACTGACCGGCAATTGATTCTTCACGTTGATTGGATGATGAATAACGTGCGTAGATGACTGCCGTGATCACTGCCGGTTCTCCATTTCTGCATTGTATACATCTTGCGCTTCTTTCAACAGATCAAGATAGTTGATGCCCATAAAACCGCACATCATATCCAGTTTCTCAATGTCCGGTGATGCCTTGCCTAATTCGTATGCGGATATTGTTGTTTTTCCGACACCTACCACATTTCCAAGTGTTTCCTGGCTGATGCGTCTGATCACACGTTCCCTGCGGAGAATGTCGCCAAGTATTTCCTTGCGTCTTGTCTTCATTATGTGTTCACCATTCCTTCTGTACAATCAATATGCACAAAAAACAAACAAATTGCAAGATTCCTGTTGACAGTGCAAAATTATTGCACTAAACTAAGAGTACAAAGAAGTTGCACACGGTGCAACAGAACCGCACTAAGTCGGTAAAGGAGAAAAGGACATGACAAGCAAGGAAATCAAAAAAGCGTGGGAACGGATGAAGAAAGACCTCAAGAAGGAATTCCCGGAAACAACACAGTTGCACAGAAAATTCGTCATGAATTACGCACAGATCGCAAACAGAACTGCAACATTCGTGGCAGTCGGCGCAACACCGTATGATGAAGCAATTGAAATTACGGAACACATGATTGGTGAAATTGATCATGTATATTCACCGGAATACAGGGAAGAAGTACATCACAATTGCCGGGAACGGATCAACCGCCTGGAAGAAAAGAAGTCAGTATATGGAACCCCGTTGAAGGAAACGGAACACCTGCGTGACATGATCAAGAATTCAAAAGCGTTTGAGCGGTTCACACAGGCAGTTGGTGAAACAACACTGACAATCGAAGTTGATTCAGAAAACTATTACAAGATCAGATTCCACTATTAAGAATCAAACGGTTCGCCGGTCGCCGATAAGCACCGGCACACAAGGTGAAGATCATGAAGAAATACACAGTGATTGTGATTGAAGATGAAAATACAAAACCGGAGATCAAACAGGCATGGACATACGGACAGATGGCATCCGGTGAAATGACATGGGAATTTGACGGAATGGAAGACGGTGCAATTTACACCGCAACAAGAATGAAGATTGCCGGCAAAATGCGGTACGTGCTGATCCGGCAGTGAAAGGATGGAAGGACATGAAGGAACTGACACCGTTGCAATTAGCAAAGGCAACAACCAGGTACAACGATTTGATGTATGACCTGTGCCACGAGCATCACACAATCGGAACAAAACTGTCACAGGGAACAGAAAACTGGAATCTGCGTGATATGGTCGCAGAATGTGACTATCATCTGTCAACCTATTATGAGAGCGGACACATGAACGCTGATCTGATCCATGGCGATGAAGATGAACGGAAGGCATGGAGATCGGAAACCGGCAAACTGCGCAGATTCATCAAGCGGTTCAAACCGTACATCACTGACATGAAGTGCACCACAGGTCACTGCAGTCGGTACGATTCAAAACGGTAATTGCAACCAGGTGAAGCGATAACACCGAAACAACACTATTCAAGAAAGGACAGTGAAAACATGGAAGAACTGAAACACGGATCAGAAGAAATGACGCAGTACATCATCACAACGAACAGCGGGAAACATGTGCGGCTGTTCGTGAGTGCAGAAGACTGGAAGGATGAAGTACTTGTGATGCATGACATCATCCAGTTCGTTGAATGCGACCGGATCACCAGGTATGGCATCAACACAGTGACAGTGAAATGAAGGAAGGACAGAAGAAAATGAAGTGGACATATTTGATGGAAGGCAGAGGTATTGCCGGAACCCATGAATGCAACGGATGGAAAGTGTGGTCTGCCGGAAGTGGTTGGAAGATCACAAGACCGGATGGATTTACATACGAACGGGAATACAAACATCTTGCAGGCGCAAAGAAATGTGCAGAAGGGAAAATGAAGAAAAATGATGAAGGACATTGAGAAACTGCGCACCAGGTTGCAGAAGAAGATTGAAGAACGGGAAGAAAAACTTGCCGGTCTCATGGAGTATTGCAAAGACCGTTATGATGTGAACTGGTACGGATATCAGAAATACCAGGATGAATATGCAAAGCGGTCTGCGAAACTGGAAAAGGAACTGAAGCAGTTGAAGTTTTGGCACAAGGAACTGTACAACCTGCATCTTGCCGCAGTCGAAGCAGGCATTGAAGAAGGCACCAAAACGGAACAGGTTTATCTTGGGATGATCGATGAAGATGACTGGAAAGGAGAGTGAACACATGGCAGAAATCAAAATGACGGTTGCGATGCTCTGCGCATACAAAGGTTGGTCAAACGAAAAACTTGCGGATGAAGCAAAGATTGACCGTAACCATCTGAATGCAGTGCGGAACAGCCGTGCAACGATGACGGCGGATGATCTGATTGGATTATCCGATGCGACCGGCATTGATGTGCGGATGATCGCAACGAAACAGAACTGATATTTTTTTGGAAGGCGGGTGCAAAAATATTGCACATTGACATTGATGCCCTGGCACAGGCTGTGCTTAGAGACATGAAAAAAGCCGGTGCAGGAACACCGGCAAGAAAGGACAACGAACATGAAACAGAATCAGAAACACATTCGTCACAAGCATTCTATCACAAAGGAACTGAAGACAGAGGTATTCGGAGACATGGACATCTTTGAATTCGGCAACATCGTGATGCTGTGCGCATTCTTCAGTACATTCGCATCACTGGCACTGTATGCAGTGTGCGTGTACTGCATCTGATCGGAAGGAGTGACAGACATGATCGTAACAATTCTTATTTCCCTGGTATGCGGTTTTGTTGCCGGAATACTGGGAACCATGGTGACACGGGAAATTGCTGAACAGAAGTTACTGCAGAAGAACATTGAAGATGCGCAACAGTATGCAGTTCTGAACAGTCGGATTGAAAACATCAACAACCAGTACAAGGCATGCACCGTTGCCTTGCAGGAACTGACATACAAATTCGTGCGGGAACGTGGTGCGGTGTGGGAATCGCTGAACGGTCTGTGGAATGACTATGACAAGCGCAACCAGGTCGCAGAACCGGTGACAGCAGAAGCAACACCGGAACCTGCCGCAGAAGCCACAAAAACAGGCGTGAGACGTGCGAAAAAGGCACGCAAGGAGAACAACACAGATGAAGGAAAATAACACGTTATTTGACATTGAGACACCGGAACAGAAGCGGCTGTATAAATTCAAGCAGTCGAACAGCAAAAGCGGAGAATACAGCACACGCCTGCGACCGGAGACGGCGGAAAAGGTGAAGGAGTACTGCCGCATCCACAATCTGAACTGCAAGTACTTCATCAACGATGTACTGGATGAAAAGATGGCTGAACTGGAACAGACAAAATATGACGGACTGACAAAGGAAGAACTGATTGACCTTCTGAAACGGATGGAGAGTGAAAGACATGATCAGCATTGACGCACTTGCAGATGCGCATTATGCGGCAACTGATCCGCAGAACATCAGTGAAGAACAGATTGAACGGGCAGACATGAATGATGCAATTGATGAACTGGTTGACCTGCTTGAATCGGCAGTGACTGCGTTTGATGCAGTCAAACAGAATTTCACCACACGTCAGTTCAACAAGTACATTCTTGCCCTGGAAGAAATGGTTGATGAATTGAAAGGATTGAAAGATGACTAAAAAGGCAACAGTGGATGTGTGCAACGTTCCGGATTATGCCGTGAAATATCGGTTTTGGGTGGTGCGGTATCACGGCGGATATTTGTGGTTCTTTGGCGGTTTCGATGATGAAAACCGTGCGATTGAAGCGGCAAACGCTGAAGATGGAATGGTGGTGGAAGTAAATGAATGACAGGGAATACGATGCGATGACTGGCATCCGGCGCAGTGATCTGTGGTGGATGAAAAAGAGTGCGGCGCACTTCCAGTGGCACATGCAGAACAAAGAAGAACAGACGCCTGCACTTCTGTTTGGATCAGCGGCACACAAGTACATTCTTGAACATGAATCATTCTTTGATGAATTTGCAGTTGTGCCGCAGGTTGATCGGAGAACAAAAGCAGGCAAAGAAGTAATTGAAGCATTCAAACATGATCACCAGGCGCAGACATGGATTGATCACGATGACTTTGATGAAATTCAGCAGATGCGTATTGCGCTGTTGCAGAATGAAGAAGTTGCACGGATTCTGACTGGAGACATCCGGACAGAAGTGCCGTTTGTGTGGATCGATAATGAAACGGGTGAAATCTGCAAATGCAAAGCAGACATCATTGCCACAATTGACGGTGTGCCGTATGTGATCGATTACAAAACAACACAGTCATGTGAAGATGGATCATTTGAAAGATCGGCACGCAAATATGGTTATGACTTCCAGTGTGGTTTCTACCTTGAAGGCATCAACAAATGCACGATGGAAGAACACCGGTTTGCATTCATTGCGCAGGAGAAGACCGCACCGTATCTTTCCCGCATTTGGTTTTGTGAAGAACCGTTTGTGGAACAGGGCAAGCGGAAATTTCGTGAACTGCTGAATGAATATCACGCATGCAAGGAACGTGATGAATGGAAAGGATATGAAACAGGATATCTGTTCGGTGATGAATATGAGTGACAGAAACGGAATCAGAGTTGATGAAAATGTGGTTGATCTGACGGAACTGTTCAACAAAGACTATTTGTCTGCGGGTGACTTTACCGGCGGATCAAAGACCGTGACAATTTCAGAAATCGGATCACGGGAAGTGTATGACCGGAAGACACGTGCACTGATCGACAAACCGGTGATTGCCTTCCAGGAGATTGAAAAGATGCTTGTGGTGAATGCGACCAACAAAAACAGACTGCGTGAATACTTTGGAACAACCGCAATCAGATCGTTGATCGGAAAGCGTGTGATTCTGAACAAGGAGAAGTGCCGTGGTGCTGACGGTAAACCGACAGAAGGTGTGCGCATCGTGGGAATTCCGGCAGAGAAACCCACAGCACACGCAGAACCTGCCACAGGAGCACAGAAAACACGCATACAGGCGTTAATTGCAGACGGCACGATAAATGAACCGGCACTGTGCAAATATCTGAAAATCAGCGATATAGACGGCATCACACGCACGCAGGCATTTGAAGTGATCAAAGCGAAAACAGGGGAAGTGATTGAATGAAGTCATACTTGTTTGAAATACCAGGGGAACCGTTTGCCAAACAGCGTGCAAGGACATTGAGAACCGGAAGATCATACACACCTGGAAAGACGGTGCAGTATGAGAATCTGATCAAGACATGTTTCATGCAGAAATATCCGTGTGAGACACCAACAGATGACTGGGTGAATGTTCACGTGCTTGCGGTGTATCCAGTGCCGGCATCATGGACAAAGAAAAAGAAAAGACTGGCAGACAGCACGTGTTTGTTTCCGAAAAAACATGACTGGGATAATATCGGAAAAATTGTCTGTGACGGTCTGAACGGTGTTGCGTGGCACGATGATAAACAGATTGCAGATGGTCATGTTTACAAGCGTTTCGGAGACAGACCACACGCATATATTCTGATTGAAGTGCTGACAACGGAAGAACTGGAAAAAGCACACCGGTTCATGCCGGTGGAAGATTTAGAAAGGTGGATGGAATCATGGCAGGGATAAACAATGTAACACTGGTCGGAAGACTGACCAAAGAACCGGAACTGCGGAAGACGCAGGCAGGTGTGTCTTATCTCAAATTCACAATTGCGGTTGACCGTACAAAAAAGGAAGATGGTGCTGACTTCATCATGTGTTCCGCATGGCGACAGCAGGCAGATTTTCTTTCACAGTATGCCGACAAAGGCAATCTGATCGGTGTGACCGGACACATCACAACGGGATCATATGAAGACCGGACAACCGGCAAAAAGGTCTTCACAACAGAAATCACTGCAGATCGTGTTTGCATCCTGGAATCAAAAAAAGCGAAATCAGATTATCCGAACAACGGGATATCATACACGATAGCAGATGCATCCGCACACGCATCAGAAGGTTTTGACGTAGGTGATGAAGGCACACAGGTTGATCCGGATGACCTGCCATTCTGAGGTGCAACATGATTCTGTCGGAGTGGATAAAGAAAAACAAAGGGGAATCTGCGAAGATAGGCACAAAAGGCGGCAGTGGCTTTATATTCGCCGGCAAGGTGGATTCATTCACGCTGAATCATATTGAAGCGTATACGGGCGTTAAAATGCACGGCAGGGATGTTTTAGAAACATATCCGTCTGCCTTTGGCGGAACCATAGTGTTGATCCGTGGGAAAGAACACGGAAACAAGGACACACCGGTTCCGCCTATTACCGGCGAAGTGCCGGATGAAAACTATCATGCACTGATCGGAATGGTTGCTAAAAATGCGGCAGAAGAATATGAACATGCGCTGATGGTCAAGGTCTTTTCAAATAACCGGAAGCATGAAAACGCAGACTATCAGATAAAAGTGTGCAGGCAGTTCTTTCTTTCAGATTCGTTTGCGCTTCTGATGCCGCATGTGAAGGGTGAAGATGTACTGCGTCTGATCGAACAGAAAGTGTACAAGGCAGTGCGGGATTTTGGTGAAGATCATGACAGAGATTGAAAACGGATATGTCAAAACGTACCGGTCAATGCTGAACTGGGAATGGCATGATGATCCGTTTACGTTGTCAGTGTTCTTTCACTGCTTGTTGCTTGCAAACTGGAAGAACAAACGGTGGCACGGCAAGACGGTCAACCGTGGTTCATTCATCACCAGTTTCGGATCACTGGCAAAGACCTGCGGCGTGTCAGTTAACACCTGCCGCAAGTGCTGTCAAAGACTGGTTGAAACCGGTGAACTGTCCGTGATCAGCACCAAAAGATACACCATGATCACGGTCAGAAACTATGAAAAATACCAGGTTGAAACCGGTTCAGACATGCATGCAGATATGCACGCAGTTGTGCAAGCAGATATGCAAGGAGATGTGCACCACATGCACAACACCTTGCACAACACCTTGCATACAACTGAAGAAAGAAAGAATAGTAAGAAAGAAGAAATAATTAATATTGTTCGGTTCTTGAATGAACAGACCGGAAAAGCATACCAGGATACAGCGAACCGAACTGTGCATCTTATTGAATTAAGAATGGCAGAAGGATACACAGTGGAAGACTTTTACAGAGTGATCACGAACAAATGCCGTGACTGGAAGAACACAAAGATGGAACAGTATCTGCGACCATCAACACTGTTCGGTTCCAAGTTTGAATCATATCTGAATCAGTCACCGGAACTGCCGACCTGGTACACATCTGAACCGGTACGGAATCCGGAACAGGAACCGGCAACACAGGAAGAAATTGAAAAAGCGAAAGAGATAATATCAAAAGGAGTGAAGCAGGGATGAACAATATCTTTCCGACAATTGAAAAGATCGGTGAAGTATTTATGACTGCCGGCATGGCTGTCACGCTGATCGGGTTTCTGCTGTATCTGATCGGCAACACAGGAGTGAATTTATGACACGTTTAATTGATGCAGACAGGATCACATATACACCATCAGTACCGGTTGCCGTTATTTCTAGAATCATAAATGCAGGGCGGGAAGAAGACGCAATGCAGTTGGTTCATGTCTCACGTGCAGAGATTGACGCACAACCGACAATTGATGCAGTTCCGGTCGTGAGGTGCTATGAGTGCACGCATCTCGAATATGAAGACGGTCTTGTATGGATGTGTGGAAGAACAAATACACCGACCGGTGGCATAGAGGGGTTCTGTGCATGGGCAGAACGGGAGGAGAACGAACATGACCCGGCTGATTGATGCAGAAAAGTTAAAGAAACACTACGCATGGTGGGACGACGACGAGCGCCGGAAATTGTTTGACCAAATCGTGGACGCACAACCTACCGTAGACGCAGTACCGCTTGACGGAAGTTTTCTGAAGATGAGTAAAGGCAGTTATGTTATTTATCAGCGAGAATGGTTATATGAACACCTTGAACAGGAGTTTGACATTCTCAGAAGCGCAAGCGATGCACCGACCGTAGACGCAGAACCCGTGCGTCATGGGAAGTGGAAAAATGACTGTATGGGAGTGTTACGTTGCTCAGAATGTAACGCACAAGCACCGTGGCGGTTCATCGGCATAATGTATGACGAGGTTGATTATAGGTGGAAGGCTAACTACTGCCCGCAATGCGGGGCGAGGATGGATCAATGACACGATTCAAAGTGGGAGACATAATTGTCAATCCGTGGGTATCAATACTGTTCAACGGCGACATAAATCCAATATATGCGAATGTTTATATCGGTCATGATACGACCAT